TCCATTATATTTTTTATTCATTACTTCATTACCATTAATAAAGAATTCTGCATTAACAGAACCTTTGCCACCATCTACTCGATAACAAGTAGTATATTCATTCGTACAATCCCATTTAGGAAAATGTTGAGATATGGCTGAAAGAAAAACTCTATCTTGGCCCCAGCCACCATGCCAAGCAGATGCCAATCTAATTGCTACTTCTGTTTTAACACAATATGAATTTGTATCTATGTGATGAATGCCATGATATGTCTGCCATTTACCCAACGATTCACAATCATCAAAACAAACAAACTTGCCTTCTTTATTATATATTTGTCGTAAGGAATAACACCAATCAAGATTTCGTTTTTGTATTGTTTCAATACATTTAGCAACGTGGCTTTGATACAACCAATTATCTTGGTCAAGCCACATAACGTAGTCTGTATCGATTAAGTGTGTGAAGGCTGCATAGACACGGTGGCCATAGAATCCTTTGGCACCGACATTGATTGGCAAATAACAAACACGAAAACGTTCATCATGTGTATAATCATCAATAATATTTTTTGCTCTATTATAATTTTCTTCACCATCAACAATGACATAACATTGTGTGGTGTAAGATTGATTTAATACAGATTTGATAGCATCACGAACCTCTGGAGAACCAGTAGTTGGTATAATCACCGTTGCACTCATAATTTAACCTCTAGTCAATTTTAATATTTTCTCTATTTGTTTTTCTATTGCTGGTTTACGATTTGGCCAATATATGTATTCTTTATCTCCAGTCGAATGTAGTTTAGTGAGAAATGGAACAATCATTTTCTCCACTTCTTTCAAACGAACTTTATAATCCTCTGCGGTCTCTGCCGTTTTATTGATGACAGAATTGTATTCTTCTTCCGATACGGCAGAAAAACCAAAGTCATCTTCCATATCAAATTCTTGTGCAAGTTTATCGAAATCTATTAATGGCATAATTTATCCTTTATGGTGCAATAGCCAATGCGCCACCGGCACCTGGTTCTTTATTAACACTGGTTTTTTGTCTTAATTCCATCCATAATTTTGAAAAATCATTTTGCCATTTGTGATATTCTTCATTCCAATTGGCCATTGCTAAATATTTAAATTTTAAACGGTTTGGCCCATATCTGGTTGGTACAGCATAAATTACATGTTGTTTCTTTAAAACATTTTCGTAAAACATTAAATAAAAATTATATTTTGAAATTGAATCTTTTTTAGATCCTTGAGCCAAAACTCTTTCAGCAATATAAATTAAATTTGATATATTTAAATTAACATCTTTAACATTTTCTGTGCTTAGAATATTTTTAAAACTATATTCTAAAATATATAGATCATCATCTTTGAAAACTTTACTTAAAGGAAATTGTTTACGAATAGACGTGCCTATTTCTGGACCAACCTTTAATATAGCTCGTTCAAATGCGTCTACAACATCATCCTCACTAAAGTTATAACGATTGTTTTTTATTGATATGTCTTTTCCTGTTTTAACTTTACCAAAAGTTTTTAAAGTTTTTTTCAATTGATTTTTTTGATTAATTTTTGTTTTACTATTTTTTAATAACTCTGAAAGTGCATATATGGGAAATTGATTTCCTAAAGAATTTTTAGTAAATCCGAGAACAGCGGAATAAGCAATCACTTTTGGTCCAAATTGATTTTTTTTAAGTTGGCCCATCGTCATCTCTTGTAAAGAGTTATACCATTCATCAACATTAGCTGGTATTGCTTTTTTTCCTCCAAACAAGTCTTGAAATTTTACTGTATTTGTTTCTCCTGTAGCTTCTCGGCCAATTTTTAATCCTGCTGGTAATTTCGACTTAACACTTATTTTTAAAGCATCTTCCTGATTTTCTGTTCCTTTATAATCAATCAAAAAATCAATTAATGGAAAATTTATTTCTAATGGTAAATATATTTTTATTTTATTTTTATTTTTGGATACGATTTTTTTTAAATCTGGAGGCATGTCCAATAACGTATCCAAAATATATCTATCTTGTTTTTCTATTAATTTTGCAAGATTTATTGCACTTAATGCTTCAGCAAAAAAAGCCATAGATTTGGATTGTACAACTGGATAATCTATTTCTCTGGTACCCAACAAAGATTGTTCCACAATATCATAAAAAGTTTTTTTTGTTGTTTCTGGTATTTTTTCTTTATTGTATGTTAGATTCTTAATGTAAGTAATAATTCTATTAGCCATTTCTTGAGCTGACAACCATTCGTTTACGATGGAGGGTTTTATTTTTGCTGGAGTTACTTCGAATTCGAATTCTCCTGTTTTTGTTTTTGTTACAGGTTTGGATGGATCTTTATATACTAGGCTGTAATTAATTTCATCAATAGAAACAACAGAGGCTTTTAAATTTTTAGATTTGTCATCAGTTATTCTACCCGAAACACCTTTACCATAATTAACATTTTTGTTGCCTAAGATTTTTATTAAATCTTTTTCCATTTCATTTTGATATTCGGATCTTTTATCCGATAATGGACAAGAGATAATTTGTGTATATTGAACATTACGTTTAGTTCTTTTTATAAGTTGTTTAAATTCATATTGTTTATTTTCAAAAAATTGTTGTAAATCATCATAAGATTGTATTTTAGTTGTGGCCATTTTAAATAGAAATATTTACCTAATGATTTGAATGTCTTTACCTGAAGTCCAGATTTCTAATTCTGTCCTTAACCTACCCTCTGCTTTGAGAGTTTCATATCTATTTATAGCTTTGGTCCGCCACCACTCGATAACATTACTTAATTCATGTTTCTCATAATTTTCACCAGGTAAAAGTTTATCGATCTTACAGTTCATGTAATCTACTGTATTCTTAAATCCATAATCAGAAATGTAATATCGTTTCTTTTCTGTCAACTTTTTGGCGTTCTCAATCGTTAAAGAGAATGCCTGTCCCTCAGGAGATCCTTTTAAAGCAGCTTTAGTGAGAGCAATAATCTTAGTGAATGTTCTCATCTTTCTACTAGTGGTTGAAGTATCACCACCCAATAAATCTCCAGTAATATTTTCTACATAGTCTTTTAAATCTATATATCTTTGACCGTGCATCATTGGCACGATATCGGATTCTGTTAAACCTTTGAATCGAATGTAAGGTTTCATGCCATCATATTGTGATACTGATTTGGTACTACCATACAAACTGGTGGTTTCAAACAAACAAAGATTCATACCATATTTTTTATTACAGATTTCTCTTACAGTATGGCTGGTACAGATGGCAGAGAGAAGTTTACCACCTAAGTAATTAAAACCAAAAGGTTGTGATGGTACAATTACGAATCCCATAATACAAGCATCATTAAAGCGCTTGGCAGTATCTTCATTTTGAATCCAAACTTGTCCTAGGTAGTCATTACGAGGTTTCATATAGATGACTGGTGAACCTAAACGAATGAATCCTAGAATCTTTCCTGAGTTCTTTTCTTTGACTGCCAATTGTACATTTTTGCCAACTGGTGCTTTATTAATATGTGAACTGGTAATGGCAAGTAATGGTTCCCAAACATCATTTGGTATTTCACATACTTCAATACCCATATCTTTTGGATGCATAGAGAAATCAGAGAACAAATCATCTTCAATTGGAAATAAAGAAGATGGCATATCAGCCACATTCTTCAGTTTCTCATCACGCATGTATTCTTCGGTACTTCCAATTGTACTAAAGTAATCATCAAACACTTTGGCACAATGAAGTGCTTGGTCTCTAGTTAATATCATATTTTAAAATTTTCAAATTTCTTTTTAGGCTGTTGTTCACGGGTACCAAATGTGTTCAAAGGTTTATCGTGACCCGCATCAGCCAATCCATGTTGTGCTGCCTGTTCGACATCATAGAGTTTCATTTTGGCTCTATCGACACCAAGTGTAAATCGTTTGTACAATGTAGGATCATTATATCGATTCTTCAATTGTTTCACCATGATTTGGCCAAGTTCTTCTAGTTCTTCAGAAGAAATAAGAGCAAACATCAAGTCTGCGGTGGCGGGAAGTCCGAACGATTCGCTCGTATCCTCAAGTCCCGGATCACTGGAAGTAAATCCTGAGCGGGTAGTTTGTGTAGCAGATACAATAGGAACATTATACTCAACAGCAAGGCCACGTAGTTCTTCTGCAATTGCTTTAACGTAGGTGTAGGAATTAATATTCGCACCAGCCTTAATACGAGCAGAACAACAAATATTGAGATAGTCAACGAATATAATGTCAGGTACAAAAGACCTCTTGAGATTAAGTTCATTTAATAGTGTCCTAAAGTGAATAGTTGATGCTGAGGCAGTTGGATATTCTTTGATAATAAGTTTGCCAGTTGTTTTCTCACGAACACGGGTAACCTTCTTATCATATATGTCCTTTGGTAACTCCATCAAATCATCAATAGTAACGTTCAATAGATTGGCATCAATTCGTTCTGCAATTTTTTCTTCACTCATTTCCAAAGTGATGTAAAGTACATTTTTACCCTGAACCATGCACGAAGCAGCCACATGACACATAAAAAGAGATTTACCAACACCAGTCCCCGCCAAAGCAATATTAAGTGTTTTAGCTGGAAGACCACCTTTGGTGATTTTGTTGAAGTAGTCGAGGTCAAAGGGGATTCTTTCTTCTTTTCTGTGATAGAATTCATATCGAGCATCTGAGTCCTGTAAATAATCATGTCCTACGGAGTTGTCAAACGAAACGGCCAAGGCGTCCGATAATATCTTG